GCTTCATCCAACCTGTAGGAGCGTCCTGACGAACAAGGTCGTTGAACTCGATTGCATCTTCATTTCCAACGATGTCAAGTTTTTCTCTGCCCTGTGGGAGATTTGCATCTTTAAGAGCTTCTTGAGAAAGAACACCCTTAATTACATTACCCTTTGAAGATGGAATAGCGTAAATGCCGTTAGGTACTGACGAGTGATCCTTAACTTCAATTTCAATATCTTCTTCGCCAGAGGCGCCAACAACGCGACCGCTAAGGCTGCCAACCGAACCGTCTGGCATACGAAGGTTAAACATGAAGCCGCCGCCCATTTCGGCGAAGCGTCCTTTTCTATCACGGCGCTGCAGCTTTGCACGGGCCGAACGGGCTGCCTTTGAGTTACCGCCAACACCGAAGCCAAATGCTGCAGTAATTGGGTTCAATGGTTCTGCGTCAATAGCCGCTGTAATTGGTACAAACCTTGGGCCAAGCGCCATCAAGCGTGCAAACGCATGAATACGCTCAATCGAACCAGGATCAGCCGCATGGGCAGTAATCACAAGCTCACGGGCTGAATCATCAACAAGCTCGTCAGCGGCAATCCACTTTGCACGAGCATGACGAAGCGCGGAGGCGGTCATCGCATGGCGCTTTCTTGACATTGGGTGGCCGACGGGCAGAAGGTCGGCATTTGACAAGGCAGATGTTGTTACCTTGTTTTTAGCGGAAAGAGACATGAAAGAAGAGACGGCGCGAAGGGCAGAGAATACGCGAGCGTCTGGGTCGCTATTACGTGTTTTACGGAGGTCGCGGTTTGCAACTTCGACAGCGGTCGCGAAGGGTACGCGACGTTCTGGCTGAAGGTACATATTGGAACGGTCAAGCAAGGCAAGGAGTTCAGCACGAAGGTTTTTTGTGTGCTTTTGCGTAAACTGCTGTCTGGAGTTCTTCTTTTTCACGGCGTAGTTGCTTACTTTCTTCGTGACAGTATTTCTGCTCAGATTGTATCTTATACCGTTTGAGCGATGGTTACTATGCGTTTTTAATTGAAAATACTAAATAAGGTTGGCGAGCTACTTTGTAGCTAGTTCGCGGAAGTTGTTGAGGTTGCTGTCTGTCACTGTGAATGGGAGTGTCTTTGGCTTATTCTTAAGCATCCATGAAAAGTCTTTATTGACTGTGTTTATCGTAGTAACTACGTACCATAAGTCGCCGGAAGGGCTATAGACTCTAATTGCACCTTCTTCTGCTGTTATCCTTTCAATCAGGACTTCATCAATTTCACTCATAGGTACTCCCAATCTAAATCGTTCATTGCGCTTGATATTCTATTATACAAACTGTATAACTGCTTTGTTTTATCGCTTGCCAGTTTCGGCGAACGAGAGTTGTTCGGTGTTGATTGCGCAGTAATCTGCTCAACGATCTCTCTCATTTTTTGTATCTTAGCTTCGTTACCATGCAAATTGGCACTTTTAAGATTGTCAATAAGATACAGCAGCGACCGAGCTTCTGGATAAGCCTCAGACACATCTGTCTTAGCGTATTGTGACGCACTTCCAAGCGCATCAAACACTTCGTCTGCGGGGATTCCGTTTGTACCAAGATACGCTATATTGACGCCAAGATCTTCTGAGATTGAATTAGCCAACTCTGTTACAAGTTGATCAATAGGCATTCCTACAATATCTTCTACAAATTTCTTAGCTTTTTCATAAGTGTTTACTTTTTCGTCAACTTCATAGCCGTCTAAGATTTCATCAAAGTTATCTTTGTCCAAAGCTGCGCTCACTAGTAAGTGCATATTCATCGTGTTTTCGGGGTGCTCTGCTGTTTCATCTGTAATAATTGGAAGAAGTGCTGACGCTTTTTGCGCGTCTTCTGCTGTAAGTACAGTGGCCGATACTTTAGACATCACGTATCTAGTAAGTAGAGCTCTATCTTCATCACTAAACTCGTCAAATGAAGTAGATGGATCTATTCCATACTTAGCGGCAAACATCGCTCCTACTACTGTATTGCCTATTTCCCCGTAAGCAGCTAGCTGATCCGCTATAGAATCACTGTCGGTGCCTGTGCGCACTCCTAGTCTGCCAATTGCAGTGTCGTAGTAAAGACTGTGCGATGTTTCATGTACTGCAGTCAAGGCCGACTTTACTCCTGCACCTTCTACTGACACAGTCCACGTAGAAACCTGACCATTTTCTTTTTCAGACTTTGAAGTAATACGTGAAAATATACTTGACATTGCGTGCTGTGAAAATACTGTGGAAAACACGGCTTTAAAAGACGCGCGAGTTTGACCTTTGAGTCGTACGGAAGCGTATGCTGTAGCGTCAGAAAGGTTGCCTACTCCATCTGCTCTGTACATTCCTAGCTCAAGCTTGCCTCTGAACTCCGGGTTCTGCATTAAAAAATCTTCAGCTCCTGCTAAAATTTCTAAAAATCCATTAGCTACGTCTTGTTCTAATTCTTTTTTGCCTTCAGGCGTTTTTAACTTTGCTCTAAAATTGTCAAACGCATCTACTAATCTTTCGGCATTTGCTTTTGCATCAGCAGAAAGATTGCCACTGTTGTCTTCGAGCTCAAGTCGTGCAAATGAAACACCTATGGCGTATTTGTCTTTGGCGTATTTTTGCATCAGTTGTACGCCTTCAGCAAGAAGATCACTAATATCTTTATCGAGCTTAGCACCCATGCCTTGCACTATCGCGTCAATTACAGACTCAATAGGCGCATCGCGCATTTCTTTTGGAACATATTTTTCGTAGAGATTTTTTACTTTCTCTTCGATTACTTTTCTATATTCCTCTGGGTCGGCGGTTATGTCAATAAGATCATTACCTTTAGAGCGTGTAGACACTGACGGTGCTTGATTTACGGTTGGCTGCTCTGCTGATGACTTAGACGTTGGTTTTAGATCTTCGATATCGACATAGACATCATCAACAATCTTTCTTACGTTGTCTTCGTTGACTTCTGTAAGTGCGTCTTCTGAAAGAATAGCTTTGACTGCTTCGCCCTTTGACGCGGGAACGGAATATACACCGTCAGCTATAGTGCTGTGGTTTTTGACATCGACATCGACATCGTCTTGACCAGACATTCCAACAATTTTGCCAGATACCTTACGCATCGAGCTATCGCCAAGTTTTAGACTAAATGAAAATCCGCCGCCCATTTCAGCGAACTTACCGTAGCGGTCACGGCGTTGTAGTTTGGCTTTAGCAGAACGCCAAGCGCTGTCAGGGCTAAAAGCAAATGTGCTATGCGAATTAGTACGGCCCGCTAAGGCCGTTGCTATTTTGGGAGAAGATCTGCGTCTCTACTAGAGTAAAGATTAATTGCTAGTTCTTTTGCTCTATTGAATGGCTCTTCTTCGTTTTCTACTGCACGAATCCATGCGGCACGGAACGCTGGGATAACTTCATAGCCAAGACCGGAGAACTCAGCAAATGCTACAAGCGCGTGTTCTGGAGTCACATAGTCTTCTTCATTGTGCAATTCAATCGTAAGTTCACTACGTGCAATCGCGCCAGCGGTAATAGAAGCTTCTTTAGTCGACCTTGGATGCTCCTTAGGCAGCAAGTCATTGTCTTGCTTGTAGTTTGCATTCGCTGGCTTTCCAGAACTAACCAAACGGAGAAACGCATTAACACGAGCCATTGCCCATTGATCACGAGTCTTGCCAGGCCGGTGGGAACTTGAAAACGCACCAGCGCCTCGGCGATACACTGCCTTTAACATTCCAAGAGAAACTTTACGACCAGCCGTAGCTTTTTCGTTATGTTCTTTTACCTTGTTCCGCAGCGCAGTTTCGACCTTGTCTGAGAAAACAATTGTCTTTCCGCCAGCAGCAGATCCTGGCTTATTTTTCTTCGAGCCGTAGATACGATCTTTCTTAGGAGCAGGCTTTGAACCAGCTGCGGTTACTACACCGTCTGGGATAAGAGCAAATCTACACTTGCCCATTGGCTCAACTGCTGTTGCAAGAATGGCACAAGTATTTCCACCTTCGTAAAGCATGCAGTTAGCGCAGTTTACTCCAATGTTAGCAATATCATTTTCAGCGGCAGGAGTGTATCCTGCCCATACGCCAGTATCGTCTTCATTAAACTTGCCGTACTTCTTGGTAATGCTGACCAAGGCTTCGGCGAGTTCTCTTTCTTCAGGGATTACTATTGCCGCGATCAACGCGTCAGCAGCTCTCTTTGCTCTTAAGTCTGCCATTACTATTGCGCGATTTCAGCGCCCATAGTAGTGAGGTATGACTTAATCTGCCAGTCCCACTTTTTTAATTGTGAATCAAATGCTGCCATATCGTCAGCGATACCCTGCTCGTCTGCGCTAGACGCTGCTCTGAAACAGTCATTAACAGATTTAATCAACAAAGAGTTTGCAGTCAACAAGTCGATAAGCATGGCAATCGGGTCATTACCAACTTCAACGTCTTCCACGCTTGTTAAGCGGGCAAATTCTACAAGACGGAATGGTGCATTTACTCCAAGCTTTTGAATATTTTCTGCGAGAGGATCCCACATCGATGCGTAGCTTTGGTAAAGCATTGCAAAAAAGTCATGGAACTGGCTAAAGTGAATTCCTTTGACATTCCAATGATGCCCTTGTGCCTTAAACGCGATGACAACTGAGTTGCCAAGCGTGTCTGCGAGACAGTCGACAACATCTTGCTTTGCGCCTTCGCTGTCAACCATGACCATCATATTTCTGTTCATGTTTCTTATCCTTTATATCGGTTACGCCGGAGGCGCTGTCGGTGGTTCTACTAAACCTGGTGGGGCCTGTTCAGCCTCTGCCACTGCCCCTGGTGCCGCTGTCGGCGCTGGTGCTGGTGCTGGTGCTGCTGGAGGAGGACCTCCCTGTAGCATTTGAGTAAGCTCAGGCGGCATTGGTGCTACGCTATTAGCTTGAGCTGCTGCCTTTGTAGTATTCATAAGATCAGGCGCAATTGCGCCAATCACTGCTTCTGTCAGCTCAGGGCTAATCGCGCCCTTTTCCATAATCATACGAAGTGCAACTTCGTCTGGGCTTGGAGCGTCGGCTTCGCTAAATCCGTGTGTACGACGCCATGTATCGAAGCTAACTGCCATCTTCTGGAAGCCAGCCTCGGCATCAGCAGCACGGTCATTACGAGTTGCAACTTGTGATGGGTCGAACCAGATAACAATGCGCTGTACATCTGCTTCAGGGAAGCCGTTTGCGATAAGATATGGGCGCAAGTAGACAACCGTAAGTGCGTCTGCAATGAGAAGCATCAAAGGCTCGATGTGTGCCTTGTAGAGAGACTCGTCAATTTGCATTGCATTAGAATACTTCACGTTTGCAAGACCGGTAATGATGTCCTTAGGAACATCGAGTCCCTGGAGAATACGCTCAAGAACGCGGTCAGCACGCTGGGCAAGTGCAGGGTCAAAGCTACGCTCAAACTTAAACTGCTTAATCTTGTCACCAAGTTCAGCGGGTCCACGAATGATCAGAGGAACAACTGCCGAGGCGGAGTCTTCGTCACGAATTGGCGTAGTCATCGCATCGATGAGTTGATCTTCAAACTCGTCCGCTGCTTCCTCGGGAGTAAAGCCAGGATCGAGATCTGTTTCGTCATCGTAAGGATAGTTTGGATCTGGAGACGCAGCAACGCTGAGTCCGTCAGGCAGATAGAGCGCGCCAGCGTTCAGACGGGAACGCGCCGTTGCACGGAATGTTCTGTTGAGCAACAACAGTTCAGCGCAAAGGTCAAGCAAACCACGAAGTGACGAATCAGCTTCGTCAGAGAATCTAGGGTGTGCACGCCAAATACGACCAACAAATGCGTTATTGGGAAGAGGGATAACGCCTTTGCTTGCCTTACTACTGCTTGACACGCCAGCGTTATTCCCTGGCATAAAGTCACGGCGGGGAACAATGCCATAGTTATTCTTAGAGTCAATTTGAACTTCATCTACAGAGCGGATGTCCCATGACTCTGCAATACCAGACCCGGCTCGTGCTGGCATCTGCACTAGGTAACATTCACCTGTTACTGAGAGGTTCAGAGCGGCATCTCTTAACAAACCAGCCTGACCACCATAAGCGGAGTCAAGACGTGCTAGAGCCCTTTCTGCGGCATGTGCAAGCCGTTCTTCGATGTTACTTGCGGAACGCACAGAGACGGGGGTCTCGGCAGGGTTATCAACGACTGCTGCATATAAACGAATACGAGAAACAACACTAGCAACAAGGCTGAAGGCATACTTAATTTCACCAATAGCGTCGTAATACTCCCAAGCTTCGCCTTGCCACGCGCTTGACGTAGACTGGCGACGATTCTTAAAGTATTCCGCTTCGCCCTTGTCGTTCATACGAACCTGGGCGGCTGCCGCGGTCAAAGCACGAGGAGTTGAGTACGGTGCTGATTCCGCAAATGAATAACCAGCCGGAAGTACCGTCTGGGTGACACGTGACGGCGGTGTTGCTGTACGGCGTGTCGGTGTGATTTGCTCTCGGCGGAATACGCCCACTACATTCTCCTAGTGTCTTTGATAACGGAGTTGACTAAATCACACATTTATGTAACTACCCAACGCGGCTAATGAGTCCAGCAACACCTGCAAGAGCAAGAATGCTACAAACAAATATCGTGGGCTCGGTTGCAATTTTATACATGGTAAATACCAGTGATGATGTCCAAATACTTGTGCACCAATCGCAGGTAATTAAGTACCCGACTCCATTCTTATGTGGCGGAGACTTTTTCCAAATCTTCTCACGGACGGGATTAAAGATCACGTCTGTTGTGACAAGTCGTGTCAAGCGGAAAACCGCGAGCGCAAGTATCGTGTAGTCAATTATCATTCAATAGGGTCTTTCGTAGAGTACACCGTACGGTATGGGTTCCAAACCTTGAGGCGGCTTCCGCAGCCGCAACTGTCTTCGTCCTTCGTAAAAACGATGGACTTCCCAGACACGGTGCGAATCCGGGAAATCTTGGTCTTGCTCTTATCTAAGTAGATATCGCCTGGCGCGTACTTCTCTTGGAAGATCAGCACAGGCCCAGAGCTTGAATCAGCGGCAATCATCACAGTCTGCTCGGTGACCACAACACGGACATCGCTGACTCGGCGGGAGTCTTTGACTTCTGTTGTCCATGTCATATCGGAAAACTCATAGATGTCACTGGCTCGTTTGGGCGGAGTAACCAGTGCCTTCGCTGGATAAACGTCGTAAATGACTTGCATGATTATCTTCCTAGTCTTCGTGCCATTGCACGATATGTAACGCTTGCCGCGTTAGAGAGCTCGCGTACTGATGCACCCGAGTAATACAGATTTTTACATAGATCCGTGAGTTCTACATTGGCACGAGCATATGTTCCGTTTGGGCTTGTCTTAGCACGGTATCGCCGAGCAAGCGGAGCTAGGCGTGCGATCTTGTTTTTCTGAGCTGGAGAGATCCTTGGCTTAGTAGGATCGAAGACTCGGCGGTTGCGCCTGTCTTTTCTTTGACGGGACACTACCTCGGCGGCTGAAGGGGGAGGGGAAAGGAGGGCCGGGTTCAACTTTTCAGCCGCGGCTATTGTTTTATTAGAAGAAGAAGAAGGAGAAGAAAGGGAAGGAGAAGGAGGTAAGGGAGGTTGTGTGTGCGGGGCTGGCACAGGGGAGTTTGACAATACCCACGCGCGAACAGATGAACGCTGCTTCGGCGGATTGAACGCTTCGGCAATTGCCGCTAACGACCAGCCCGACTCATACAGGGAGCGGGCACGGGCCCGGAGGGGTGCACCGCTCAACGTGCCCAGGTACACACACTCACCTTCAGGGAGACGCTCTTTCATAAACCTTATTGTATCATTAGTTGCTCGTCGTTTGTACATAGTTCAATACTGACGCGCGAAAAAATGAACTTTAGACTATTCGCTTCATCGCGGGCGCGGAGCGCCTACGCAGACGAAACGAACGATGCCTTGTACAAAGAGGGGAAATAAGACATTAAGGTTTAGAACTTCTAATGCTTTGTACAAAGCGGGAGAAATAGTACATTAAGGTAAAGTGACTTTGGTGATTGAGAAGGGAATCGTTATATTTGAGTGCTCTGTGAAACGTTTCGAGATATTTTTTGAGAAAATCATTGCTGTAAATTATTGTCAAAAGCTTTTGGTTTTGCTTGTGTGAGTGCAAAAATATTTTGTTAGAAGCAAGTCAATGCCAATAAGTATGAATGACTATGAGTATATGAGTAGTTGAGTACAAGATGCTAGTCATACAAATCAGATGATGTGTATTGGTGTGTATTGATGTCTACTGAGCTAGTTGAGTACATGAGTTAGCTGATATCAATGAGTCTATGAGTACATGAATTGCTATGAGTCTATGAGTAGGAGCTAGGCAGCAAGATCAGTCAGGTGCTTGATGATTGGCTGTTGGAAGACATCTTGGCTTGTCACTAGTAGTCAGGCACGTTGCTAGGTAGAAGTATTGCTTGTGTCAGTCATGATAGATGAATACATAAGACTAGCTATTGACATCTATGTGACAGGCAAGATTCTACTTACAGGCACGCGCAATGTTAGGCAGCACGAAGGCGATGATACAGCTGTCATTTGGCAGATCGTCGACGGGCACAAAATGGTGTCAAAGATCAGAAAAATAGGCATGGCTAGTGGCTATGCGCAGTGTGGGAGTTTCTAAGGATTAGCAGGAAGGCTTGTCTATTCTGATAGAGGCACGCATTTGGGCGGCTTAGTAACCGTCAATGTAGACAACTGAACACAGGTGCTACAGGTATTCGATATGCGCAGATGAAGTACACGTGGGCACACCTGAAGACAGAAGAGGTGTAGTGCAATGGCAACCCGCATACGTAATAATTATCTACCCGCATTACCGCATACGTGTATGTATAAACATATTAGCTGTACAGGTGTGTAAACGTGTTAACCGCATGTATTGATGTACCGGGTTAACCGCATGAGTTGGCCGTACACATTAACCGCACGCGTTGACATTAAGTTAACCGCACGTGATAGCCGTATGCGTTAACCGCACAGGCTTACCCGTATGTATTAGCCGTATAAATAAACTAAGTCTAGCGGTACTTGTGGGTACTACTAGACTTAGTTTGGTTGTTCTATTGATAGCCCGCAAAGGCAATCACTTAATTATTGCTAATCAAGATGCACCGTAACGTTGATATCACCGTCGAAGATTGCAGCAAAGGTGCCCGCGTTCATTTCTCCAGAACCCTCAATGCCAGAGTCTGTTTGAAAGTCCGCAACGGCTTCTCTTGTGAGGTCACCGTACCAACCATCTTTATCGGAGTCCGCATGCTTGTACCCCAACTCGGTAAGGCGGCGCTGTAGATGGTGAATAGTTAATGACTTGCGCGCGTAAACATTCTTGTAAATGCACTTGCTTAAGAAGACATCATCCGTATCGCCAGATCCAATGACGGCGTAAGGAGTAGCCGTAGGCGCTGGCGCTGACTTCTTGTCGGCAGGAGGAAGAACAGTAATAACTTTTTCTTTCTTAACTTCTTCAACCGCAGGCGCTGGTGCTTTTGCTGTCTCTGTTTCTTCTACAACTTCAGTGTGCGTAGACTCTGTAGTTACTTCTTTGGGAGTGTTGTTGGTATTGTCCATGGCTATGATTATACTCGTGTTTTGTTAGTTGGATAATGGTTACTACCGCTTGGGTGAAAATACTCTTGCACCTCTACCGCTATTCCCACCGCCAGCTCCGTTGCGATACGCCGGTAGTCTTCTAGCAGCAGGCGATTTAGCAGTGATCTGCCCACCCACGAAGCCAGCAGGTGGCTTAATAAGTAGCGCCGTAAGGGCATGAACAAGAGCATCTACTCGGTCAGGTGACTTGCCTTCACCTGGAATCCAAGCGCACATTTGTGATTCAAGATCTCCAAGATACCCGACGTGATGGACGCGGTCTTGTTCATAGGCAAGTGTAATTGGTTCAGCGCGTAATGCCTTACCGTATTTGGAGTGGACCTCAAGTACTTTAACTGATGGGTCAATCGTATTGATTGCGTTGCGAACAAGAGCCCCGCCCTGGTTAACTTCTGCTACTACTGGGCATGACCATTTGCGCGCCATTTCAACTACTTTGTTTGCCCACACATCAGGCGACCCAAGGACACTGGCATCTTCAAGAACCCAGGCTTGTCTCTTGTAAAGATCTCTATCTCCAGTCGAAGCACAGACTACTATCCCGCATTCATCTCGAGGATTCTCAGCTACTGATGGGTCTACCCCAATTACTCGAAGCGGTGTACCAATTGGGTAGGCAGCCGCACGAGTACGTTCGATTAGCTCAATTACCCAAAGGGCACCTTCAACATCATCTAACATCTCGCCGTATAGTTCTTGGGCGGCTAGTCTAGTTCCCTCATATACTCCCACAATGGTATTGAGATACGTCGATGAAAGGTTGCCCGCGTTGTCAAGCGTTGACCCACGGGAAATTACTACTCGCCCTGGGTGCGTTTCTGATTCTTTAATCAGTGAATACAGTAGCGGAACTCGCTTAGGTGTGGTGGTCACCATGATCTTTGGATTCCCACCGAGACGTGTTCCCACGCGAAGGTTGTCAAATGCAGTCATGCCCGCGGCATCAGGCGTCTGTCTCCAAGCGGCGATCTCGTCTCCCCAAGCATGAGTAAATTGAGGGCCGCGTAATGAGTCTGGCTCGTCGGCAGTAAAACAAGTAGCCGTATTGCCGTTAGGCCAAGTCAGTCTTCGTTTTGATGGTTCATATAGTGGTTTCTCACTAGGAGGTGAAACGTTGATAATCCCAGACTCACCCTCGACAATGACATCTCGCACGTCGGCAGCAGTACGGGCAACAAGCGCGAAGCGGCGTTGGCCTGTGGTTGTGTACTTAGCTTCTTCTCGTACCCATTCGGCAGCCGTTCGAGTCTTGCCCGCTCCGCGGCCTGCGATGTAAGCCCAGATGTTCCATTCACCGTCAGGCTGCTGTTGCTCTGGTCTACCCCATGCTTTCCAATCCCACAGTAAGGCGTCCATGTCTACACCGTCAAGCGCGGCACGGCGTTCTTCTTCAGATAAGACCGCGAGTTTTTCCATCAGGCTTTTACCCATGGAAAGATTATAACACTGTTATGTCTTGTAGCCTGTTAGCCAAAAAAGTAGATAATGACAAGAAATGGAATCATACAGATCATTACTTTATGTGGTTCATCCGCGTTACTCCAGTAGTCACGTAGCCTTTTCATTAGAAGCCAAACTTCTTACGGCACTCTGGCCCAAGCATTAATTCTCGAGAACGGGCGTCTGTCAAAGGAGATCCGCATGACCCACAGCATGTGTAGTGCTCTCCAAATATTTTGGCATATTTGTGTGGGTCTTGTTTGATTAAGTTCATTAATTCAGTAACTTGCGGCAGTGTCATACGAGAACGAGTAAAGTCACCGGGCGCCCCATCGAGACGGCGAACATACAGTGTCCCGTTGAACTCTTTAAGCTCGAGGAAAACTAGATCACCCTTGAAGTCGTCTTCAACTTCAGAGTACACGAGTTCTGCTACTGGGACCGCGTATTTGGATTTAGGGATCGATGCCAGTAAAGCTTGCATTTTAGACTTGGGCGCAGGGTCATCTGTTTTGCGTGGTGCGTTAACTAGAGCACTAATAGCCGTGCTAGCAGTGGACTTGTCTAGTTCACCCTCGTAGATTTTTGAGAACCAAGAGTCTCTGTCTGCTGGTTCGCATACCCGCGTGGCGAGTAGATCAGTTAAGAAGTCGATTTGCTTCTGGCTTGCTGGTACAAATGTTGTTGTCATATTTATTTCCTATGTCTTTTTTGTCATTATATTTTCTTTAGAAAAACTGATTTATGACAGTTTCCAAATTTCATTTAGCATCTCAACGGTAGGGTCTTTGTCGACCGTATCCTCGTCTACTATCCCAAGGGCGGTGGCTTGTGCGATAAGCGAGTCGATCATGGCAATTACCGCTTCACGCTTGTACTTCCAACGGTCAGCTTCTTCTTCAGATAGACCGTATGTCTCTCGATCAAGCATGATGTACTCGCCAATCTCACAGAACTTCATGATGTCATCAAATCCCATGTCTGCCGTGTTCATCATTTTTTCCATGACCGCAAGTCTATCTATCTCAAGGATCGATGATTCCTCTGCTGCTTTTGTCATTTCATTGATAATGATGTTGTTCATCATGTCAACTAGGCGAACACAGTCATCGGGAGTCATGTTGTCAATGTCAAACTCGTTGTCCATCGCCGTATCCTATCTCGTGGTCTGCTGGTACCAATGATCAGACATTCTGGTGGCTTCTCTTAGTTGCTCCCGCAACGAGACAATCTCATCCGCAGCATCTTTTAGATCTTCTCGTGTCCCAGTCTTCATATCTGCATAGGCTTGCCGCAGGCGGGCCACGATGTCGTCAGTCATTTTGATAACCAAGCGACAGTAGATAGTGAGATCCTAGTCCGCTACTTCCCATTGTTCATTCCTATCATTACCCCAAGACAAAATATTGAAAGCAACAGTATTACTGGTGCTACTATATCAAGCACTGGTGGTCTCTACTAACGAATACAAGCGATCACCGAACTTGTCAGGGTCTGACTCTGGATTTACTAATGGGACCGCTACTCCAGTTATTTTGTTTTCATCTCCGATTGTCTCTAGCCACATGCGCAGTTCTTCATAGTCTGTAAAAGGGCCAAAGTGAATGGTGCTGTCTTTATCCGTATAGACAAATATCCAACCGCCAATCCTTGCCGTATCAACATGTAGTTCTGTCATTTGGCTACTTCCAATTCTTCATTGATGTGACGTGTATTCTGTGCTTCAATCCAGACTCTGGCGCCACATGAATCCGCGTGGCCTGGTTGAGTGATAACGGCAGCAACTTGGTCGCAGCCGCAAGGGCAAATGATTTCTATCTTGCGATGATGGGTTGAACCCTTATAGGTTCGGTCGATGATTGCCGCAAGACCTTGACGTATCTTCTGCTGATGAATATGTATCACGTGCTTCATTTGATTTCTCCGTTTTCATCTGGCATGAGTTGCCCATTGACCCAGTTGCGAGGAAGCTCATAGCCGCAGAGGTGGCAAATGAACCAACCATCTGGCCCATCACCCTTCTTGACTTCAGCCTTCCCGCAACCCCAACATGAGATCGGACGTAGCAAGCGGTCTTCCTTTTCACGGAATCCCTTGTCATGCTGTTCGATGACATGGCTCATGTGGTCAAGCATTTTGATAAACCGCTCGCCACAATAAGCACACTCATATTTTGTTTTGTCTTTCAACTCTCTTGCCACATCGGTCTCGAGTTACGAATAAAGTCCGGTGCCTACGGCTTCCTTGTCAGTGACATCAAGCATTGCTGACCAGACTTTACCGCAAGCGGCAGCAAACCTTGAACCGCGAGACGCGTAGACTCGGTCCTTGAAGTTCGGGTAGTCAAGCGCATCGACATGAGTGACTAGGAAATTAGAGAACTCTTCACGAGTAACGTAGACTCGGTATGGATAGTCAGAGTTCTTGCTCTGCTTGATCTCTTGGTTCGTGATGTCCGCAAGGAACGAAAGGGAGTTCTTGTCACGTGCTCGAACTGAGAGCTTACCTGGAACGTGATTGTTGTCGACGGCGCTGATAAAGCCGTCTTGAGTAAATACCCACATGTTGTCTTTTTGTCTTTCTTTAGTTTTAATTATTGCTGGTCGAATGTGACGTCCGCAGGCAGATCTGCCATGGACATCCCTTCTACCTTGACATTCCCGTACTCGGAGGACATCATCGAGACGTATGCCTGCTTGGCGTCTGGCTTGACGTAAGCAACAATCTCGTTGCCTTTGTCATCAAGTACAGTGACCATAAAAATTTCATCGGCCATGGCCGTACCTCCTGGGTATCTAGATAGATAATTCTACAGAGTACAAACCTGCCCGATTAGGGGGTCCAATCGAGCAGGCCGTACTTTAGCTATTATACTAACTTTAGTAATTAGTATTTATGCCAAAACTATGGCCGTGGGGTGAGAATGGCAAGAATTGCACCCGCAAGGCCGAATCCTGTGACAATCTCAGCATTAGCGCCGATGACTGCCGATACTACTGCTACTGCTGCGCACAGGACGGCAAGTACTGCTGTCCACACGAGATTCTTAAATCGATTCATTACGAACGAATCTTGCGAGTGCGCCCTTTAAGACGAGTAGATGCGTCACGAACTGGAGTACCGCTGTCTTGAATGAGTCGGCGGGCTTTGCTGTACGTGACATTAAGGGCTGCTGCTACTTCTGCAACCGACTTGCCTGTTGAATAAAGTTCACCCGCTTGGGTGGCTGTGACTTCAATGCTCATTGTTGTCTTCTTCTTTCGTTGTATGGTTTCTGTTGTTGTCGTCTCTGGCATCTCAGCCAGAGCTGTTCGGGACTTCGTAATGAGGTCCGCGGCTTCCTCGAGTAACTGCATGTGGCTACCCGCAGATCAATATTCTACTGAGCGAGATTGATTCTCGCTGGAGTCTTCACCGGAGAAGGGTGATGCTTGAACTAGCATTTGCAGAAAGACATTGGCCGCGGCATCAATAATGTTGCGCTGCTCGTCAGTCATCTCTGTCACCGTATATGTGACTTCAGTGTTTCCTTCTCGGATTGTTATCTTGTCGTTTGTCATTTTCATCTTCCTATATTTTATCTACCGCTAAGGTAGAAAGTAAAATCTACTTGGATTTGCTTTCCATCTTCACGATCTTTTTAGGATGTGCTTGTGGGTTGTTGCAAGTCGGCGCGACTGATGGAGCTACGAAGAGCGTGAGCTTCTGCTTACACTCTGGGCACACCCACTTGGTCGCCGTAGGCTTTGGTTCGTTAACTTCTTGTTCTTCCATGATCACCTCTTGTTCGTGTAGAACAATACCATACACTACTTTACAACAACCAAGGTACTTCTTTCTGCGCGACGTGCCATACGGCGTTCGTTTGCAGTCAGCCCACCCCAGATACCGTACTCATCGTGCTTCATTCCGTGGGCTAGACACTGCTGCCGTACTACGCAAGTGGCGCAGATCTTTTTGGCTTCACGAACAACTGAAGATTTGTGGTCGCTAAAAAAGAATTCTTGCTTTCCTTTGCAAGCAGAGCGTTCGCGCCAGTCAAGATCCGCGTTCGAGATTACTCGATGTGTATTTTCTTTTGTCATTTGTCTTTCCTTTAGTTTAGTTTGTCACCCTGGTGACGATTGATCCATGATATGAAACGGGGCGCCCGAACCCACGTCTAGCTTTGCCGCAATTGCTAAAGAATCGCGAATAACTTTTTTTGTTGTCGCGATGCCAGACTCTGCCAAGCTGTCACCTGTCATTGCATACATCGCGCCTAACGCATAGTCTCCGCCGGAGCCGAATGAATAGATGCCAGTTGTATCCCGCACCCAAGCGTAATCCTCATCGATCTCGTAGATCTGCCCATTCACAATGGCAAGAACTACTGAGCCGTGTTGCGCCTGTTCTTTCGATTCTCGAGACGCGTAGCCGTGGTCTTCAAAACATGTCCGTAAAGCCGGAACAAATTTGCTCGTAACGAAGCGATCAAGGCGAACTCCTGTCAAGTCTCCCGCTCGAGGCGGAGTGAACGCGTAAGCAAGAATGTTGATTGCGCGAACATCGCCGGCAGCGCCGAGTAGGTATTGCCCATTCTTAACAACCTTTGATGAACCGCGACCAAGCGTGTACACTCTGCCGCTTTCCTCAGTGACACGAGAGTCGAAACCAACGACTGCCCATGACTTCCCTTGAACCGCGATAATAGTAGTCACGCTGGTCAATATAACAAATCTAAAGACCGCAGGCGATCTCAATGTCACGATGGAGGAGACCGGTCGTAAATGAGTTGGTTTTAGTTCTGATGCCGAATGCACGATGACACGCTAGCGATAGCTCTTGCGCGTGCTCTGCACTGACGCATTTGAACTTGACAAGTGATTCATTCTCACCAGCGTTGAACCAAAGCATGAGCGAGTCTGCGTCCGCGAGGATAGCGACTGGGGTTGCCGCAATTGCGGCACTCATCACTTGTCCTTCTTGCGAACGATGAGCATTCCGCCCAAGATGAAAACAACGAACGCCCAGCCGAGCGATGCGATTGTGTTGTAGAACTCAATATGAAATTCCATAAGTTACTTCCTTGTAATTTTGTAGTGATGAGATTTGGTGTGAACGCGAAGGCGACGCTCTTGATCGATGCGACGCTTTTCACCTGGTGCATGCATAGCCATGTCTGTAAAGACATATGTAAGGAATGCAATTACTGCCGCGTAAGTAAGAATGGTCATTGGTAACTCCTTGCGTCGTTGTTAATGCTATTATACAAACTTTAGTTTAGAATGTTTTGACTATTCAGCTTTTTTTGCCGCAGCTTCTTTGTCTGCTTCTCGGTCAGCTTTGGGATCTCGGACGTCAAACAAGCCGCGCTTGATCTTGCGGAACACGTCCGGGCGATCTTCGGTAATCTTTTTCGCCATGGAGTACGCGACATCGCCAACTTCCATGAGCTTGGTCAGATCGACTTGAGCACCCACGTTTGCCGCGGCCCACGACAGAACTTTGTTCTGCCTGTCGGCTCGAGACAGCCGGCGTTCTTCTTTAATTTCGTCTGCGTTTTCGACGTACGTGCTCCAGACTCTAGAGTCAATGCTGTATGTTCTAAACACTTGCGTGACTGGGAGGTCTGGGTTTGTAGAAATGCAGTACGCCGCACGGAGTTTTTCAGCAGGTACACGCTGTTCGTCCGCTGGGACGTTTGACGCGTTGCCGTACTCCTCGATGAGTTGGCCAATTTCTTTTTTGTATGTCTCGCGTGCGAGATCAAGATCTACTTTCATTTTTTCTTTCTTTCGTTCGATTGTATGGTCATTATACGGACTTTAGTTTTCCCTCTCCCAGAGATGGAGCCCTGCCGTGGAGCATTCCACGTCAAAATCCATCCAGTTCTGATACGTGAACCCGCATTCACACGTCTCTTCGACTGTTGCTGTTGGTGTATTTTCCACGTTACGTCCTTTCGTTGTGGGGATATTATCATTATACAAACTTTAGTTTTAGAACTAGCGGCGGGTGTCTGCCTCGTTACTTGCTGTAACGGGCAGATTCTTCGTCAGTAGTAATTTTAGCGTTATAGCCTTGAGCGTCGTACCACGCGCGGGCCTCATCCTCGGTGATGTGAGTCCATGTCTCACCGTTGTCGGTGGTAATTGCATAGGTAAGGTGAGTCTCGCTCCATGCGATGACCTCGTCGTAAGAGACTTTTGAATACGCCATTGTTATGTCCTTTCATATGGGGATATTATCATTATACAAACTTTAGTTTCTACGGGACCTGCCTGTCGTGCTTCTCCCAAGCGGCAAACGTAACTGGCATCTCCGGGACGGCGAGCTCTAGAACCGCGTCGGCGTACTGACGGATATCTCGTTGAGCAGTCTCATGAGTCCGCAAGGAAAGAAAGTTCATGAGCGCACGAGCGTTAACTGTCCAATAGAACTGCGTAAACATCGAAACCGGCAGCACGACTCGTGCCTGTTCCTTTGCAACTCCCATCGCAAGAAGACCGCGGTACGTTCTATACGCAGCTTCGTTGGCGTTTTCGATCATGTGTGTTGCCGTACTTGCCAGCACGTCGTCGACTTGTTCGAACGTGTATGACCCGGGCTTGCCAACTTGAGTTCGGACATCTTTCTTTTCCGGCGTAAAGAACTCGTTCGGCACTTCGCTGTAGCGAGCAGAAAACTCGTTGAAGCTTCCGATGCGATGGCGGAACCATTCCCGTGCTACGAACACCGGAGTCTTGATGTGAAAACGAAATGCGTTGTGCTCGAAAGGAGTGCCATGCCGCTCCCGCATGAGAAAGTTGATAAGACCTTTATCAACGTCTGACAGCTCGATTGACTCGACTTTATTTTTGGCAAAACTTACTCGAGCCGCGTTGACAACAGACGCGTCGTCTGCCATCGCCGCGTCAAGGCGAACAAAGCCTCCGCCAGGAATTTCAATCATTTTGTCCGCGTTGCTCACTTGCACACGACCTTTCTTACTTTTACGAGTTTTTTCGTTTTCTTGTTTCTTACTTTCACAACTGAAGTCTTACACCGCTTCTTGCCGGCGACAACTTTCTGTGCTGAAGACTTTGTAACTTCTCCGGGAGACGCTGCTGCAGCAGAAACTGAAGTCGAAGTTGCAACTACGTCCGCAACGGTAGTTGTTGTCTCCGGTGGAGCGACAGTCGTGGAGGCGGTGACTGGCGGAAGTGTTGTTGTTGTTGTTGTAGTGGTGGGCGCAAGAGTCGTGGAAGTCGTGGAAGTTGTTGATGCTACCGGAGCCGCAGCATTTCCAGCATGCTGCTTGATTACGACGGCGTCCCAGTCACCAGCAACTGCGTATCCTCTGAAACTACCTTTCATGTATCCGCCAATATAAACGCTGCCGGAAGCATCGAGAGCAAGAGACGAAACTACGTCATCCGCAGTCGAACCAAATTGCTGAGTTGAGATTCGTACACCACCGCTCGAGTACTTGTGCAATAGGAAGTCATCCCCACCGAACTTCTGCTGGCCAGCAACTCTAACGGAGCTCGCAGTCCCTACGACGACAACATCGCCATCATTGTTAATTGCCGCTTTTCTATTGAGGTTACCGCAAGGGAGAATCTTTTTCCACTCGAGTAGACCGGCGGCCGTGTACTTAGAAATGAACGATCCGCCGATTGCTTTTTCAGTGCACTGTGCTTCTCTGTAGAAATTGTTCGATTCGCCGACAACGTAAAGACTTTTATCACTTGAGAATACTGCGCTTTGCGGACTAAACTCTCCGTAGTCTCTTTCTAACTCGACAGTCTGAGTAGTCACGCCGGACTTTGACATTTTCATTGTGTAAAGAGTGTAGAGATCGTCAGTGCTATCTCCCGCAAGAGATCCGCCAGCCCACGCTGACAGCGTCACACTATTTTCTTCGCCGCACGTTAGCGCAAGAAGTCTGTCGTTTTTTCCGGGAGCGCCGAAATGCTTAGTCCATTCGGGGTCGAGCGAAGAATTTAGGCGAGTAACAAAAGAGTTGGTAGTTGCGCCTTGAGTCTCGCCGCCGACGTAGACGCTTCCATCCAAGCACACCGCGACAGTGTGGGCGTAGCTTTGTTCGCTGTCTTCAATAACTAACTGACTGCTTACGCCTGAAGCGTCTACGAACAAAAGCGCAGTGTCAAGCGTTGATCGTTGAGCGTAGCCAAGAAACAAAGCGCGCTCGTCTGGAAGAAGAGCCGAAGCAGTCATTTCAACTCTTGTCGCCTCGAAGTCAGAACTATCAGAAAAAGATGATTGCCACGTTGTAATCCCGCTAGAGTCGATGCTTCGCACAGAAGTTGACCCGGCTTGCCAAGAGCCGTGCCTGCTTGCGACTAGCAGCGAGCTGTCGCTCATCGGCTGCACAACTGTTGACCCATCGTAGTTTGCATCGCCAAAACCAACAACCCAGTCCGCAGCTGACTGAGCAACGACTGTTGACGTCGTTGACGTTGTTGTTGCTGGAAGCGAGATGCGAGTCAAGATCGAGAGTCGTGCTTTGGCAAGATCGACTTCATTTGCCCAAACCCAAACAGCGACGTTGCGCGTGTCCGCGTCGTAGCCAGACCCAACACCGAGGCCGACGCCTGGAAAGAAGCAAGACCCGAGCCAGTTCTGATCTTCACCGATCATCTTTCCAATTGCTGTTGTAGAAATCTCCGCGTCCTGCGTGACGATTGACCACAAGTTGCTCATCGCTTCTCGGCTGATCTCGCTTCCGGAGATGTTGATTATTCTCCCACGTGTCGACGACACGAGCATTTCTGGGTTTTCACACACGAGTGCGCTAGCGGGGCGCGCTGTTGTCGCAAACGTCGTAAGTAGAAGTGCGGAAACGATTAGAGCGTGCACTTTAGTTTTCATACTGTCTCTCCTTGAGTAATGAGTTTGTTGCGTTCACGACGGACTAAGTCCGCGTAGACATAGATTTTTGATAGTTGGCTGTCCGCAAGACCATCAGGCTTCGCGTCACCATGAGCTTGCGACCCAGTGAAATACGCATCGCCGTAGACTTCGCTCAATCTGGATGGGACAAGCGCAGCTCGAATCGCTGTTGCGCCTGGGTTCAGCTCAAACTCAAGCGACGTTGTCTTGTAAAACGATAGCGAGTCATGCCGCATGAAGACGCCGTGCTCGAGTTGAATTGACTCGACCGGGCCTTGAAAAGAAGAGAACAGTTCGTGACTGCTTTCGACGACGCTGACCGGGATTCGTGTTAGCGAGCCATCAACGCTCATTTTGATATAAGTTTTTTCAGTCATTCAGTCTTTCCATTTTGTAGCGAACGTTGTTTCTCAACTCAATTGTAGAGCGATACTCGATGATCCGCTTGGCGTTTTCTAACGTCTGCGGCGTGCCGAGTTTCTTTTTTTCGAGAACAGCTCCGGATAGTCCAATCCGCTGCTGCACAACTTGCCAAACTCGAGTGCTTGTCGCTTCGTCGTTCTTCTCTTTTGTAAGTGTCTTCTTTTTTGTCATATTTCTTTTGTATCTTACCGAGTAAACTCGGTTTTTCTCAGCCGTATTTTTCCTCAAACGAAAGTTCTCTGACTCCACGCTTCTTGAGATCATCGACTTTTGTAGCGATCGTCAAATTCACATCTTGAAGATTGGATCTCAGTTGAGCAAGTTCTTCGTTGAGAGCGTCGACTTTTTCGCAGATCGCATCGATCTTGCGAAACGTGTCTTCTACTTTCTTCTGGCTTTTGTTTTTGCGCTTAATGAGTTTCACGACTACCTTTCCTGCCGGCGAGTTTCGCTAGGCGTGAACTTATTTTACCGCAATGAGCGATGGCGGCTTGCGACCGAGGGGCCGTTAGCGATCCAGCCTTTTGTGTGGTGGTGCATCCCTCGGCCGCTTGCCATGGGTGTCCTCCGGTACGAGACGAGTGTCGCCATTTCGTCTGACTGACTTTTCGGGTGACCGTTTTTCACAGCGCTTAACCGTACCGGGTTGGACTTGATCATTATATAAACTTTAGTTTATTTGTTTTCTACTTCTGCCGGCGAGTGTCAGCGCCTAGTCCGCGGCTGTTCGGCCGCGGCAGGCGCGCTTGTTCGCGACACGCTTGCGGTTTTCATGCTTGCGCGACTTGAGAACATTTCCGTCCGCGAACCGCTGGCGATCCTCGGGTGACCATTTTGTGTTTTGCTTGCTTGCCATGAAAGTTATTATACAAACTTTAGTTTTGTAGCTCGCCGCTTATGCGGAGACCCGCTTGCGCGGGGCCCGGATATGCATGTCGATGTACATTGACGCGGTGCGACCGCAGATCTCGCGATGATGCACTGACGCGCGGATTCCCGCTTCGTGCTGAGGCAGTCCCATCCAGACCCGCTCGTTCAGCAACTTTTCGAGGAACGCAATTTGCTTTGCGCTCGCACGATTACTTAATCTTCCGATGTCGTAATTCATGATTTTGCCCTTTCGTCCAACCGCGATCCCGTACCGCAGCTGATATAGTCATTATACAAACTTTAGTTTTCTACAGAGCTCCGCCGCTTGGCTGGGGCTTGCGCCCCCGAGCCAGTTGAGCGGCTGCGTTTTAGAAAGCCGTAGCCTCGATGTCGCGTCGCACTGCGTCTCGCAGTCGCTGGTTGTATTCCGCGTGGCGGACCGCAGCTTGTGGTGTGCGCGTGCGGCCAGTCGGCGTGGTGCAAAAGTCGCTGACAAGTTCTTCGTCTGTCCAGCATTCGTCGATGTCTGCGCAGGTGCCGCGTCCAACCTTTTTGCTGGCGCGAATTGCGTCCACGCATGCTTGTTGTTCTGGTGTCATTTTATTTTCCCCTCGTTGCTGATATGATCATTATACAAACTTTAGTTTAGCTGTGCGCCCAGACCAATGTCTCGACCACTGCTCGCTCGGCGGAGGTGAGTTCTTCTTCTCGTGCCATGATGCTCATCATCTCGCCAATTACCTCGTCGCGAGCTTCGCTCGGGTAATCCGCAACTGTCTCGAGAATGTCATTTGCAATCCGCTTGAGTCGCTTGTTCACTGTTGCCATAGGGTGTCCCTTCGTTATAAGATCATTATACAAACTTTAGTTTGTAATTCCTGCCGGCGAGTTATCTGCCGGCGAGTTTGATTCGGAGGAGAGCGTTCACCTGACCGGGAGTCAGATTTCCGTACACCTCGAAGACGCGAACCATTTTGGCGCAGAAAGCGATTCCGCGTCGATTGGCGTAGGCAAAGTCGATTGCGATGTCGAAGTCCATGTTCATGAGATCATTATACAAACTTTAGTTTGGCAGACGCCTTCCGCGTTACGCGGTGCGTTCACGTTCACGTTCGGCCAACTCTTTCACCAGTACGGCGCGTTGCGCAAGTAACTCAGGGGTGACGCCATTGACGCCCGCTTGCCAGTAGTTTCTATCAATCGCTGATTGAAGAAATAACACGTTTTCCAAAAGGGTGTTGAACTTGATTATGTTTTCGCTTGTTTCCATGAGATCATTATACAAACTTTAGTTTGACTCAGCAGATTTGGAATCCGCCGCAGTCAACTAAAAACTCTGCAAACTCGCGAACGTTCTCGACAGTGAAAGGATAACTCGCTTCAAAGTGATCGACCATTCCTTCGCCATTACATGCGTTGCACCAGCCATGAGTGCGTCCAACCGCGATGGCGACGACGTCGTCAAGCGCCCGCGTCGGCATTCCCATGTCTTGCCCAACCGAGTCAGTGCGAATTCCGGTGCCCTCGCAGAGGTTGCACGAGTGACGAGGGAGATCCGCAATGTGCTGATTATACGCGTCTTCATACTTCTTCGTGTTCCCGCTCCCAATCTCTGCAAAGAGTCGTTTGCCGAGAATTGTCGCATCTAACTTGCCAAGCCCATCGCCATCATTGTAGTGACCGCTAATGTCTTCGCAAAGATCTGGCGCTACCTCGATGCAGTAGTTCCAGAGTGGTCGCCAGTACCAAACGTTGTTGCGAAAGTACTCACCCTTCTCGCTTACAGCGTCTTTTCCGTATACATCCATTCCCATTTTGTTGTCCTTCCGTATTTGATAAAGTCATTATACAGACTTTAGTTCTTTATCTTTTTGCAATGTGGCGAAGAAACTCTTCGAAGTCGTCCGCGTCAAGTTCGCTATCAAAAAGAAAGCCGTATTGAAACGAGTCGCTTGCTCCGCCAGTTTCGCTCTCCGTAAAGAGAGTCACTCTCTTCGATCCGGGAAATCTATCGAACCCACGAATCTCAAGTCCTTCAAACTTTGCCATCGCCTGCTCCTTCTTAGAAGAAGCATTTTATCTAGGCAAATGGATTTGCTGTCTCACTTTGCGTTGGTCGCTTGAACGTTTCCGCATCAACGCGGAACTTCTTCTTCGCAACGCTGACGTCGACACCGCGACCGGCAATCTCGACCTTGACATTCTTGCGAACTGTCTTTGCCGCTTTCTTGGCAACCTTGCGGGTTTTCTTTGATGTGAGGATCTTGAAGATCAATCGAAACATTGTGTTGTCCTTTCGTCGATAATGTCATTATACAAACTTTAGTTTGATGCCACCGGGACTTGCGTCCCGGCGACGTCGTTCGAGTTAGTCGAGTTCGTAGAACGGAAGACCGCGTTCGACCGCTGCCTTCACCGCGTCCGCCGCTGTCTCAAACGGGTAGATTTTTTCTGACCCATTTAGGAACGCGCGACGCAATTCCCAGTGGCCGAACTCTGACTGCACGATCTCGTATGGTCGGGCTGTTTGTGTTGGTGTCACGTTTTTCCTTTCGTCGTTCATGGAATCATTATACAAACTTTAGTTTGTAAGTTGCTTGAATTATTGCTACTTCCCACGCTTTTTGTTGATAAACATTCCCGCAATCAAAAATGTCACAATCGCCCAAGCGATTGATGCAGCTGTATTGTAGAACTCGATGTGAAATTCCATTTGTGTCTCTCTTTCGTTATTACCAGCAGGTTGCTGATAGGATCATTATACAAACTTTAGTTTGTTAGTCGTAGCGATAATCTGGGATGTATGGTTCCCAGTCGAACTTGACGAGCGTCTCACACTCCGGGCAGACCGCTTCGACTTCGTGCCCACCGCAGGTAGGATCGACTGTCATGTCGGACTCTGTCCACTCGTGGTAGCACTCTTCGTTGTTGCATTGAAACTCAATGTCAATCTCGATGTCGTTGTACCCGGGAATCATACTCTCGGTAACGCCATCTGGCATGTTGTATCCTGTCATTTTTTATTCCAACCTTCCTTGTGAGATCATTATACAAACTTTAGAAAGCGAAAGTGTCAGTCGCTGACCGGCTTCTCTTCTTCAACAACGATGAACTTTGCCGCATCGTGCGCCTCTGCCCAACCTTCGAGCTTCGCCGCAATCGCTTCCGCGTCGTTCTTGTCGAGGATGTTTCGCCCAGACGGGATGTCTCGCGCTGGAACGTCTCCACGTGGTGGAGTTTGCCGAATGATTTTGTATGTCATGTTGTCATTATACTTTCTTTAGTTCTTTAGAATCTTCTTGCGCAGCTCGATTCTCTCTGTTTTTCACTCCGCCTCTGCCGGCGATCTCTTTTGCGAGATCCGCTTCTCGGAGAGCGAACTCGAGCGCAGACTCTGCCGCAACAAACGCTTCGCGCATCTTCGCATCGAGCCACGCTTCTCTCTTGTCCGCAGTAATGCGCTGCATTCGCACTGCGCAGAAAGCGATGCGCAGCGCTGACGAGTTCAGATCACTCATCTTCGTCAACTATGTATCCGCAATTTTCGCAGTTAGGCTCGTAACCGCGAATTCCTTCTTCACACTCTGGGCAGAGATGACAGCCGCAGTCGCGATTGTACTTATCGCAGACTTCGCACTTGCCATTGTCGTTCTTTGGCGCCACTTCAAGATCCATCATTTTTTCCTTCCACCTTGTAAAGACCATTATACAAACTTTAGTTTAGATCTCCACTGCTTCTTCTCTAAACTCTTCTTCCCACATCGCCGCATCATCTGCGCAATACCATTCCGCAAACTCCGCAATCTGAGTTTCCGGCAGCACCACTTCGATTGTTGGCCAACCGCCTCCAAATCCCACTAACCTTACGATTCTTACGAAAACGTCCGGCATCGCTTTACCCAGGCGTTCAAGCACTTCCTCGAAAGTTTCGTCTTCAAACGCGACGTCTGTTTCGAACTTAACCATCTTTACTTTTTCCATTATTTCGTCCTTCCGTATGGGATCATTATACAAACTTTAGTTTCAGGCTTTCGCCCTTTCAGCTACCGTACTCATCACGCGCTATCATCATCGCCGCATCATGCCCAACTTCTTCGACGTCTCCCAACCAGCTGCCAAACATAACCGGACAATCCATCGCCAACGCTTCGGCCAACTCTTCTGCCGAACACTTCACTTCGCGCTCGACTCCTGCCCACATTACTTTCACCATTATTTTCGCCTTCCGTATTTGCCGTACGAGATCATTATACAAACTTTAGTTTTAGAATGTCAGCAGGTGCGAAGACGTTAGTCGAGATCGTCGTAGCCGTAGTCGGCGGCGTCGCTGAGGTGGTCGCTGAGCTCGCTGATGCCGTATTTGCGGAAAATGTTGCGCAAGTCGTCGTTAGTGAGGTGGGCTGGGAAGTGAGTGTCGAAGCTGACGTCGGCATGCTCGTTGTTGCTGTACTCGGTGAAGGTGAAGTTTGAAAATGTAAATGAGTGCTCAATGCCGGCGGCAAAAAGAGGCTCGAGGTTGTCGGCTGTAAATTGTGCTGTAATGTTCATGTGCGGTGTGGTGTTCATAAATGCTATTATACAAACTTTAGTTTTTCACAGCCTGCCGGCGAGGGTCGCGCCTTGCGCGTTACTCCTCACACTCCCACTCTTCTTCTGCTGCAGCCTCTGCCGCTCCCGCGGCGTGGTGACCTTGGAGGTCATCGCGCTCATCGTAATCCCAATCGTATTCACGTCCCATTTGGTTCTCCTTTGTTGTTGTTAAAGTCATTATACAAACTTTAGTTTCACGATCCGCCCCGAAGGGCGGGCCAGCGCGTTAGCGCTTGGCCACCCGCACCTCGAGGTTCTGGCGGGCCTGGGCTGGCTGGTTAACCCACCAGGCGTTGCAGGCGCTCTTGGAGCCTACGAAGTCGATGCACTTCGTTGTGAGGTTGAATACCTCGTGAAGGCGGGTTGATGGCTTTCCTCCGAGCATGTCGGGTCCTTTCGTCGTTACCAGCCACCGCGGCTGATATGATCATTATACAAACTTTAGTTTTACGGAATGGGCGATGGCCGGCGCGTTATGCGGCGAGCGCAGCGTAGACGTTTGGGTAGACGCCGAAGGCGTTAGCAAGTTGGTCGGCAGTGAACGTGATCGAAGTGTCATGATCGTAGTTGTACGTGATCGTGAAGGTGTTGTCGTTGTTATTGGCGATTGTTAAGATTTTGTCGCTGTACGTAGTTGTGAAGGTGACGTAAGTAATTGGTGAATCGTTGTCGATGTTGATGATGGTCGCAGTTGCTGTTGTCATGTTGTACTCCCTCGGTATGAGATTATTATACAAACTTTAGTTTTCACCGCAGGCGAGTTGCTACCCGGATGGCTGACCATTTAAGGTCAACCACCCGAGTTACGCTCTAGGCCGTCTTAGACGGCGTAGGCGATCTCGTATCCGCCGGATACCTTTGCATCCAGCTTCTCATACGCGGCGGCGAGTGCGCCCTGCTCAGTGCGGAATGAGCGTACTTGGGTCTGTCGGCGCGCCATTTCAGCCATGCCCCATGAGAAGGTGACTGTGCAACCATCGACTACGATCTCATACACTTTCTTCTTACCGCTCTGACCGCGTCCCATTGGGCCGGAGTCGCTTGCCTTGAGGAGTGCCCATTTGCGATTCATTATTTGTCCTTTCGTCGCTACCAGCGTTGTGCTGATAAGTTCATTATACAAACTTTAGTTTTGTATTTTGAGTGCCCTAGGTCTATTTCCCCGGGCCAGGGATTCACGCCTAGGCGGCGTAACTATTTGGTTGACCTAACCAATAAAAACATTATACAAACTTTAGTTTTTGCACCGAGGTGCGACCAGCTATCTGCTGGCCGACACCGCGATGTAGAGCTGGCTTGTCTCAGCCGCACTGAGGCCTTCGTCTTCGACCCAGATGCGAATCATCTCGTCCAGCGCCTCGTCCCGCACTTCCGCTGGGTAATCGCTCACGTCCGCCAGGATGTCCTTGGCGATCTGGCGTATCTGTTTCTGTGTTTTCATTTCATGTCCTTCCGTACAAGATCATTATACAAACTTTAGTTTCACGATCCGCCCCGAAGGGCGGGCCAGCGCGTTAGCGCTTGGCCACCCGCACCTCGAGGTTCTGGCGGGCCTGGGCTGGCTGGTTAACCCACCAGGCGTTGCAGGCGCTCTTGGAGCCTACGAAGTCGATGCACTTCGTTGTGAGGTTGAATACCTCGTGAAGGCGGGTTGATGGCTTTCCTCCGAGCATGTCGGGTCCTTTCGTCGTTACCAGCCACCGCGGCTGATATGATCATTATACAAACTTTAGTTTTATCAAAAATGAGGTGGCGGCCGTAAGGCCGGCTGTTAAGCCAGTCGGCCGGAAATGGCTGTGAAGTCGCCGTTGGTGGCAGTCATGTAGAGTTCGTCGGCTTGTTCAGGTGTGAGCAGGCCGATTAGGCGCATGTACGAGTCGTGGTCGATGATGGTCAGTTTTTGGCCAGCAGTAAAGATATCAGATGGGTGGGCGGGTGTGATGATGGTGAAGGTGCTTGTTTCCATGAAATCATTATACAAACTTTAGTTTTACTCCGCATCCTCGTCATCGTCATCTTCTTCTTCGTAGATGAGTTCGTCATCCCACAAATTGCGGGAGCCGTAGTTGTCAGCATCACCGAGTGCGACATAGATCTTGGCGTTGCCTTCATCTTCATTCACAAGGGTCGTGATTGCCGCAATGTGTGTGGTAAGCGGGTAGTTAGGTTGGAATGCTCCAAAGATTTCGGAGTCTCCGCTGACATCGTCCCGGAGTTCTGTGAGGCGATCAATGAGTTCGTCGAGTGTCATTGTGTGTCCTTTCGTCATTTTCAGCCACATTGGCTGATGGAATCATTATACAAACTTTAGTTTTTTCGCCGCCGGCGTTA